CACCATCCGTCTCGGGTCCGATGTCAACCTGGGAATCAGTCATAATGCCCTCGTCAACTCCCGCATCCTTGAGCATCGAGGCATTGCACAAACTTGCGGCTACTCCGAAACCTTTGTACACAGCGATCCCGTAGATCTTGTTCGCCAGACGTCTGAGCGCCTCGGCATCGGCCTTTATCTTCGCGTTCGGCACCGCACTAAACACGGGACCATGATCTTCGTGGTATGCAATGAGATTGCGCTCACGCGTGATACCTACCTTGATCTTCGCGGCCCTGGCATTTATTGTGGGATCGCTCCCCACGCCCTCTCGGTCCTCGATCCCCATCTCCTCGGCAGACGGACCCCCTTCACCCTCCACACGCTGTTTCTCCTGGAGATCACCGATTCCACCAGGACTCTTCTTCTCCTGGCCCTGAGCACGACGAATGAGCCTGCGACGAGCTTCCCGCATCTCTTCCTTCTCCTCGGGAGCACCTGGCAGACCCGGACCTGGCTCAGGCTTGCCCTTTCCATCCGGTTTCTTATCGAACGGCTTGCCCTTTTCGCCAGGCTTACCCTTCTCGTCGGGTTTCTTATCCATCGGGGGCTTACCCTTCTCGTCGGGTTTCTTATCCATCGGAGGACCACCGTCCTCATCGAAATCTCCGTCGTCTGTACCCTCGAATCCGTCGCCCGGCTCCTCGCCCGCGTCCCCCATATCGAGAAAATCGAGCACTATCTGGTACGCCTCGTCAGGGCCTTCCGCGCCCTTCAATTCCGAGAGCATTTCCTCAAAACCCGGAGGAGCCTTGGCAGCGGTCCGCGCATTCCGAATCGAACGCTGAATGAGGTCCTGTGTCTCGGATTCGATCCGAGCTTTGTCTGAATCGGACAACTTGACCGTGCCTGCCTCGTGCAAGTCCTTGACGGTCTGAAAAAGTTTGAGACGTAGATCAGTCATATCAATTCACTCCTTGGACCTGCTGAAAAGCTGAAGCGATTAGCCCCGCCAGGGGCTCGGGGATATCGCGCGGATGCCGCACGACGAACGCCGTAATCTCACGAATATCTTTGGCCGTCAGTGAACGAGGATCGCGGGCCATCGCCTGTAAAATCCCGTCCTGGATCTCGGCCCCTACATCCGCCGGGTCATCCACGGCGGATTCCTCGGCAAAAATGGTACCATTGCACCACTCGAAGGCCCTGCGCGATCCACCTGCATCAAGCGGATACGCGGTCTTCGAATGCTTACCACGCACATGCTCACAGAATTGAAATGTAGTTGCCGCGATCTTACCGCAGACGCTGCACTCGGTAGACTCTACGTCACAACCCATTGAAAATCGATAGACTGAGCCATTTCGGTAAGCTTCGGCCAAAGGTGGATCCTTGGTAGTGTCCATGGCAATCAGAGTCTCAACGAACTCGTCACGCTCCGGCTCCATGCCGGTCGCCTCACGTACGGCCTCTTTCACCGAGTCATTTGCAGGATTCGCATCGTTGTAGTGCGCATCGAGAATGAGCCCCCGGGCCAAAGCAAAGTTGCTGGCGTTATGATTCACAAAGTGGGGCTTGAGCAAGTAGGTTTGGTAGATCCTGCAACCTATCCGAGGATCAAAACGAAGCAACTCTTCACGCCGCCACGCATCCATGTTCTCATTTGGACGATCCGTGGAGTTGGCTCGCGTGGGGATCAGAAGATAATCATCGGGGTCTCGGGAGATCCGATACGTATCAGCGACAGAATCCAGAGCAGCCTCGATGTTGATCTCGCTGCTATCCATGTAAAAACTGGCGAATCTTGAATTCGCCACCTTCTGCCATGATCTCCCAGATCTAACTCCGAGAACCTCTGCTCTAGCTGTCTTTTTGAAGGACATTAAACCTCGAATGCAACAATCCACTGTTACAAATGACATTATAGCGTCATTTAACTTCGGAACTCTAAAGTTGGGGAAAAGGGATCTCAGGCGGCGAGATATTGCTGGATTACCGCGTCAATGCTGGCTTCGGTGGGCTGAATCTCTCCCGTATCGGATACCGACCAATAATCTCCACAGACTTGATCAATGATCAAATTGATCCAGTCGTACTCCTCCGGACCAACTTGAACCGCGCGCAGAACATTGTCCTCACGAACGAATTCGACCCCGGCGCGAGAGCACACGGCGTTGAACGCACGCAGAAAGGATTCGCGGAGAGAACGACATTGAAAGGTCTGATCCCGGTAGTCATGAAAGACGACCGCAATCGGAATCTCCTCGCGCTGGACAACAAAGAATTTCAATTTTTTTGCTTCTTTTCCGATTTTTTGGTTTCGGTTTTTTTGGGCTCCCCCTGTTTTTTCGCGGGAAAGGGCTCCCCTGTTTTTTGAGCATCACCTGTTTTTTTAAACGTCATTTTTCTTCCCTTTTTGTAAACTCAATATTGAAATTACCAATTTTCTCGTTCCAGGTGTAGTTTAAAGGTGCTTCCGCTTGTTGACAGAGTGCTTCAAAAGCTTCATCTGAACACGGGTAACTGTTCCTCTCACTCTCAACCTCCGTAACAATCCAGTCACCCGGACAAACATTGTGCCCATCTTCTGCTGTGCCTATCCACCCATGTTCGCTCATCGCCACACCACAAAGCCCGCACAATTCTTTACCAGAAACATCAGATAACTGGTTAGGTCGAACCGTTCTATCCATGACTGTTTCTGGTGAAGGAAAGGGCATATCGTCATCAGGCTGATCCCCCTCCTTGAACCACTGATATGCAAAGATTATTTCCAGTCTTTTTATGAATCTTGCCATTTCGTTCTCCTCATTTCAGTCGTTCACCCGTTACAGGATCCCAGTACCGGCCTTCAAACTTTGCCACCCGTCGACCAGCCAATAGATATATCTCAGCCGACTCCAACGAGGACACGGAGATCCGATCCGGAAGTCGGTCAATCTTGGCGAACTCTCGCAAAAAGTCAGAAGGCCCGAAAGAACCTACATAGCTGTGATGCACAAAGAGTGTCGAACCTTCCTGGATAGCAACAACCCCTGCCAAGTCCTTAACCTCCATGTTCTCACGAAGATGATCCTTCATGTCCACGAACTCAATGCAATCGAGGTCCAACGCCTCTGACAGAGCAAGAATTTCAGTCTCCAGCTCGACCGGCATGTTCACAATCCGAGTCCCTCGATGAACCACCTCTTCTTTACACAGATAACCATTGAGAGGACCGTCATACATCTCCCGCCAGATGACGGGCTCCAGCTGACAATCACAATATGTGTGCGAAACATGGCCACCGCTGCCCAGGAGCCCGATCAACATCCGGGTCTCGAAGATCGAACCGTCGAGCGCACGGCATACCGGACAACCATCGTGCTGCCGAAAGCGCGCGAAGTAGATCCCCATGTTCTCGTACGCCGTCAGCGTGGCAATCGCGGCAACCGCGTGATAGTCGGTCACCGACTGCCTCAGATAATCCAGCAGGTAGTGATCATTCTCATCGAGAACCAAATCACGCTCCTTTATGGGAATGTCCCCGAGCGCAGCGGACTTGATGTCCAGAAAGTGGTAAACCTCGAACGCCCGAAGCTTCATGGCCAACCACAGTGTCTCGTACTGCGCGTCGTCAAGAATATCCAGGCGCTCGGAGACAAAGAAGTCAAGGTCATCATGGGTCTCAATCACATCGGCTTCGACCTCGCCACGCTTGAGAGCCGCAACGTCCTTTACCCCCGTCAGCTGCCACGTCAGTGAACGCTGGCTCGCTTCATACTCGGGCACACTGTGATGTACGGCCCCACCGACAAAAAAATTGTCAAACTCTTTGAGCGGCCCATCATCTGGCTCGTCATCTGGAAAAGAATTCAAAACATCTTGAACTATCTGGCTATAATCCCCAGTCATTGTCTACCCGACACCCTGTGGAAGACCCCCGCCCTCGGGTTTTTCCAGGCTATCGTCCAGGGCACCACCTGTATCACCAACCCCGGGAGGTCTCGATGCGTCGTCCATATCGCCACCTGGAGGCTTGCCCGCAGCTCCCGGAGGTTTGGCCCCTGCTCCCGGACCCCCGGGCGGCTTGGCCGCGCCTGCGGCAGCCTGTTGGCCCTGCTGCTTGAACTTCTCGGCCTGCTCGGCACCCAGGGTCTGGACAATCAGTTCATCATCGGACTTGAACTCCTTCATGGACTTCGTAAGCTCTTCACGCGCATCGAGCCCCACGGCTCCAGCCACAGTCGACTTCGCGATACGAACCCCAAACTTCTCCATCATGGCGTAGGCTTGCATGGTCTCGTTATCAATGGACGCATCCAGCTTGTTGCGCCACTTGAGCGTCGGCATCAGAACCATGTTCTGCTCTTCGATCTCCTGAGCTGTGCGCTTGATCCGGTATCTGTGGTTCACCTCCGAAGGTTTCGCCGTGAACCATTCGTTAATTTCTGAAATTGGCCGGAAAAATTTTGGGTAGAGCCAGCCGTTTTCAATAAGTTGACGAAGTGAGAGAAGACGACGAAGAAGAACCTGGAGGCCTGACTTGGCGGTCGCAAAAGTCCCCTCCCCTGTTACAAGAGTCTTGGGCAAACCGACCGCCATGAGCTTGATTTTCTCAATGACGTCGTTCTCGCCTTTTATCGAAATCGCTCTTTCCTGGGTCCCCCATGCTTCAAAATTAATTCCATAATGGTGTAAAATCCAACTCTGGGGGTCCGTCTCCGCACGATTCAACATCTCCAGGAGCTTCACCTCTGATCCTGGGGCCGGTATCCACCCTGATGCAGCATCGCCCATCTTAATTACCTTAATCGGGGCTGCGTTACGCCGGTACGTGGCAATCGTGGAATTGTAAACCGCATCCTCCACCATGAGGATCCGCCACATGCGACTTCCGATGCTCGTCCCACGGGTCTCGTACGGATGCATCTTCCTCGGAATAAACGACGCATTGAGAGGGCTCAACCTGATCTTCTGGCGAGCCATAATCTTCGCAACGAACTCGGCTGGAAGCCTGCCCTTGAACTCACGAGACTCGGGCGACCCGTCCGAAAGAAGCCCCCGAAGATTCTCGTCGGGCACAAAATTCAAGATCGGGTCCATGTTGACAATCGGCGCGTCAACAACCTCGATGTAGTCAGGATCATGCATCCCAATATACGTCCAGATCCCCAGATCATCATCAAAGAAATTGTGGGGAATAACCTCACCCAGCACCAGGTACTCGCGAACCATGTACTTCAGCCGGTCCAACAAGTTCACGGTCTGGCACATGTACTCCAACGTGTTTTTGATCTCGGTCGACTTCTCGTCACCGACCACAATGTCAAACTCAGAGACCAACATTTCGGCATACATGTCAATCGCGGTCCCGAAAATTGGGTCAACCCGGTGAAACAACCGCCAATCCGCGTTGGCCTCCGCACGACTCTTGGGGTACTGAACCCGATCTGGAGACTCGACCTGCGGCATGTACGGGCGCTGCATGTGATACATCGAGCTGCCGCCACCGCCCCCACCCTGGGGCGTAACACCATGGGGAGTGCCTGAAAAGAAACCTGCGGCCTGACGATGCTGAGGAGCAACCGCCAAGGTCGAACCCTTGGGCAACACGCTGGCCGCAAGTTCACGACGTTGGTACCCGGGGTCCCCGTTTACCAAACGTGGTTCAAAATTGGCCGCCGCTGCCCGGCGTGTGGGGATGAAGGTCTCTTTCAGATCGTTCATTTCTCAGCTCTCATTCGCACGAATTCTTGCCCCTGCGGAGGAAGCACTACCTTGTTATCAACGTTGATCACACTTTGCGCGTCCAGTTTCATCTCGCGCAAGATTTGATCAGCTGCCGCCTGAGACGCGGCCTTGGCCTCCCGGTTGTCCTTCTGGGCCTGCACCAAGTCCTTTTGCGCCTGCTGAATCCGGTTCTCGGAATTCACAATCTTGAGCGCCACGAGTTCGACCTCGACGGAATGGAGGCGGTTCAAGGGTATGAACTTCACACCCAGGGATTTCCCGGACTCCCCAAGAGATTCTACATCCTTGGCCGGGGATTTTGGGTCTGTCGGCCCAGGTTCAGGCTCCCCTGCGCCCGGAACCTCGGAACCCTTCGCAGGCTCTTCAAACAGAGCCTGAACCTTCCCCTTCTCCTGCTCCGCGCCCGGCTTGTCTTTTCCGTTACCTTTTGTCTTCTTCATTTTCTTGACCATTTGTCATCCTCCAAGATTAAAAGCTCCTGAGTATAACATACCGGACCGGATTAACGGACTCAACCCAAAATGCACAGACTACCAAGCACCTTGCCCCAAATGGCATTCTCGGCTCATTGGGTCTCGCCAAATTCACCAGCAGCAAACGGATCGTCTCCAAATCCCATCTTATCTTCCTATTCGTGCAATCGATTGCATTCTTCTATACGTCTCCCTTGGTGGGCTTGTTGTGTATGCGGAGGTTTTGTATGAGGCATTGGGCTTGAGTGTGAAAATCTTTATTGGCACCGATGACAATACGATCCAGGTCATCAGGCATGTCACAAGAGTTGTCCGCCGCACCATCAGAACCATCTATACTTGCAATTAAATTATTAGTCTCCCACCGCAAACGCACTGCATGTTTTACGCCATCAATAACATCCCCAGCTACCACTACACCACCGTCATTACCTGCTGTGGCGCGAGTGACTGCACCATATATTTCAGCGGAGCTTGTATACCCGTCAATGCGGTCTGCTGCCGAGCTGTTATCACTCAAAGACCACAGGTACTTTGTTGCCGCAGAATCATAATCTGGATACAGCATATCAAACGCCATCGTACCCCTTTGATTGTTCGTGATCGAACCGTCATCACCAACAAACCTAAGCTGGTCCTTCAGCCGAATCGCCGTCGCTCCGTTGGTGTACACGAGGCTCGATGCGTAATCGTTTTTCTCAACCTGAGCGCCCCAAAGGTACAAGTTGACCGTAACGCCATCACCTGTAACAGTTTCATCACCATTAGAATCACAAGTATATATCCTAAACAGATGTGCTGCCACAGTACCAGTAAACACAATGCAACAACGATAGTACCCACCAAAGAAAGGCCCTTCAATATACCCAATAGCACCACCACCCATATTGCCAATCGTGCCGTTTGCTACAT